TAAACACTCTTGATGCTAAGTTTGTTGCGAACATCCACGATGAATGGCAGATGGAAGTACGGGAAGATGTTGCTGACCACGTTGGGGAGCTTGCAGTTAATTGTATTATTAAAGCAGGAGAACATTACAACCTTCGCTGTCCTATGGATGGTGAATACAAAGTAGGAGATAATTGGAGTGAAACACATTAATAATCCAAATAGAAAGGGAGACTTTGCCGAGTACTACGCAGTCACTTGGCTGTGGGATAACGGCTATGAAGTTTTTCAAAACTCCGGCTGTTCTGGTCCAGTAGATTTAATAGCAATGAACTCAGAAGGGGAGCTTACTTTGATTGATGTTAAAACATTAAAGAAAGATAAACGTAGAAAAGACCAATATCAAAGTGCAGGAGGAGGAGTAATGACAGAAGATCAGAAAAAACTTGGTGTTAAATTTTTAGGATTTAATCCTGAAACTAGAGAACTTAGATTTATAGAGCATAAGTAATGAAAAAACTAGATACATTAGTAGACGACATATACAAGAAGCTATCTGTTCTTGGTAAGGGTAAGTCTTTAAACTTATCTGAAGAATCTATAGAACAGTTTGGTGAGTCTATGAAAGAAGTTCTTCGTCATTGGTCTACACCTAAACCTAGAGCAACAGAAACTTTACGCATGTCTAATATAGGTAGACCTAACAGACAGTTATGGTTTGATATGAAGACAGAACAACAGGCTCAAGAGATTCCGCCTTCAACCTTCATTAAGTTTCTTTATGGTCATATGTTAGAAGAAGTAGTATTACTATTAGTTAAACTAGCAGGTCATACAGTTTCAGACGAACAGAAGAATGTTAAGATTAAAGGTATCGAAGGACACATGGACTGTGTTATAGACGGAGAAGTTATAGATGTTAAGACTGCATCAGGTTATGCTTTTAAGAAATTCAAAGACGGAACACTAGCAGAGGATGATACCTTTGGTTACATGTCTCAGTTAGCAGGATATGAAGCAGGACATGGTACTTCTAATGGTGGATTCTTGGCAATGAATAAAGAAAGTGGAGAACTTGCACTTTATATTCCGGAAGAACTTGACAAACCTAACATAGAGACTAAAATAGATACAGTCAAGAAGTCTTTAAAGAAGTCAGCACCGCCTGAACTTTGTTACAAGCCTATACCTGATGGGTCTTCAGGAAACATGAAACTTCCTAGAGGATGTTTCTTCTGTAGACATAAGTTAGAGTGTCATAAAGATTCCAATAATGGGAAAGGACTTAGAGTATTTAAATATTCTAAAGGACTTTCATACCTAACCCAAGTTGTTAAAGAACCTAGAGTAGAAGAGATTACACATGAATTCAAAAAAAGAAAAGCAAGTAAGAAAAAAAGCAAAGCAGTTAATGTTTGATTGGTTGTTGACTGTAGTTCCTGAAGACGAAAAAAAGAAAGTTAGTATAGAAAACTTATATGATTATCTTCCGGAACAAACTCACATCTATGCTAATAGACAGTTAAGAATTTCTGCGTACACTTTACGTTGGTTTATAAAAAGAATTAAACATTTAATTAAACAAGGCAGAAAAGATTTTAACTCAATCACAGTTAAGGAGATTGAAGATGTCTGAGGATTTTGAAAAAACTATTACATGGAATCTAGACAATATTGAGTTAGGAGAATTGATTATGGTTGTAGGTAGTTATATTTTTTCAGGAAGCACTATGGATGATGTAGATATTGAAGTGCTTGAAAAACTTTCAGCTTTATCCCAGATAGAATACACTAGAAGATTGACAGAAGTTCCTAAGAATGAGATAATACACTAAGGAGAAACATGAGTTATAAATTTAACGAAGGAAATATAATACAACAAATAGAAAAGTATGTAGATGAAACATACGACAGACACTATGCAGGTGGTAAGTATCAAGCAACTGATATGATAATAGACTCAGGACACGGAGAAGGATTCTGTATGGGTAACATTATGAAATATGCTATGAGGTGTGGTAAGAAAGAGGGAACAGATAAAGAAGAAGACTTATTAAAAATAATACATTATGCAATTATAGCAATACATTTAGGAGATATATCAGATGATTGAAGATAAGATAGGCAAGAAGCCTTACTTAGGAATCGTAATAGACTACGATAAGGAAAAGAAACTAGACAAGTTTAGTTTAGATACATTAAAAGATAGATATTTATGGGAGAATGAAACACATGCACAAGAAGCATTCGGACGAGCAGCCGTCTTTGCTGCAACTTTTAAAGGAGAAACTGATTTCGATCTTGCCCAAAGACTTTATCAATACAGTTCCGATTTGTGGTTTATGTTTAGTACTCCTATACTTTCTAACGGAGGAACAACTCGTGGCTTACCTATTAGCTGCTTCCTTAATTATGTACCTGATAGTAGGCGTGGGCTATCTGATCATTATGATGAGAACATTTGGCTTGCGAGTTCAGGTGGAGGCATCGGTGGATATTGGGGAGATGTTCGTAGTAATGGGGTTTCTACTAGGCACGGCTCTCGTTCTACTGGATCAATCCCTTTTATGCATGTTGTAGATTCTCAGATGTTAGCCTTCAATCAAGGTGTAACTAGACGGGGTTCTTATGCTGCGTACATGGACATATCTCATCCGGAGATTGAAGAGTTTATTAACATGCGTAAAGAATCAGGCGGAGATATAAACAGAAAGTGTTTAAATATACACAACGGAATTAATATCACTAATGAATTTTTAGAAGCAGTAAAAGAAAATCAAGAGTGGAGACTAATTGATCCTAAGAGTGGTGAAGCTGTTAAGATTGTTAACTCAAGAGATTTATGGTGGCAGATGTTGAACGCTAGGGCTGAAACAGGAGAGCCTTACATGATTAATATAGACACATGTAATGAGCATCTGCCGAAACAACAAAAAGATTTAGGACTAAGAGTTAATCAAAGTAATCTTTGTTCTGAGATAGTGTTAGCTACTAACGAAGAACGTACTGCTGTATGTTGTTTGTCAAGTGTTAACTTAGAGTACTTTGATAAGTGGAAGAAAGATGATCAGTTTATTGGTGATCTGATTGTTATGTTAGATAATGTGTTAGAACATTTTATCGAAGCAATAGTAGATACTAGTAGGCTTGGTGGTTATAGTGCAAATTTTGAGAGGTTTAAAAATTATGTTAGAGAAGAAAAAGAAGGAATGGTTAAAGCAGCTTATTCAGCTTATAGAGAGAGGTCGTTGGGTCTTGGAGCGATGGGCTTTCATGCTTTACTCCAAAGCCAAGGAGTACCTTTCAAAGGTTTACGAGCTACGAGTATCAACAACATTGCTTTCTCACGAATCAAAGAGAAGGCTGTTGAGGCAACTGAAAGACTTGCTAAGGAGAGGGGTGAAGCTCCTGATATACATGGGAGTAATCATCGTAACTCTCATCTTTTGGCTATTGCTCCTAATGCCAGTAGTTCTATTATATGTGGTGGCACTTCCCCTAGTATTGAACCATATCGTGCTAACGTATATACGCACAAAACTTTATCAGGCTCGTACCAAGTCAGGAATAGATTTTTAGAAAAATTATTAAAAACTAAAGGACTAAGTAAAAAAGAACTTGACCTAGTATGGAAAGATATTACAGGACATAATGGTTCAATACAACATATAGATAATGTTTTTACAGAAGAAGAGAAAGAAGTATTTAAAACTGCACCTGAAATAAATCAAATATATTTAGTTGAACATGCACATATGAGACAAGAATATATTTGTCAAAGTCAAAGTGTAAATTTATTTTTTAGTATGCCTAAAGCTACTGAGCCACAGACTGTACATAATGATTACTTACAATATGTGAATGATGTTCATTGGTATGCTATGAATAAACTTAAATCGTTATATTATTTTAGATCAGACGCAGCTAGAAATGCTGAAAATGTAAATATAAAAATACCACGAGTTAAGTTAGAAGATGTTGAATGTTTAAGTTGTGAAGGATAATATGGAATCTACTGTAGAAG